TGACCCCGTACCGAACCACTGCGGCAAGCACTGGATGGCGAAATAATCGAGCAGCATCATGCCGGGATAAGCGATGTGCTCATCGCCTGCTGGACTAATAGCAACCGGCTGTGGGAAAGCTTGACCACCATCATTCACTGACATAACGCACTCCCGATCAGAAAGAGAAAACCCAGCACCGTGATGCCGATCACCACGCCCCACACAATGCGCGAGGCGTCGCAGTAGTCGTTGACGCGGGATTGGGGCCTCATGCGGCACCGCCGATGCGGGCGAGGGCTTCCCGCTTGATCGTTAGCAGTACGGGGCCATTGCGCTTATCGCCGGTGATGGTTTCGTCCAGTTGCTTGCGCTCTCTTGCATTCAGATTCCGCCATTTGGCGATGAAGTAGTCACCAACCATCAATCCCATTGGATCATCACGCTGCATGGAGCCGACAGATATGCCGCGATCAGCACACCACTTGCACGCCGCATCGATTGCGGCAAAGTCGCCCTGCTGATCGAATGTCACTTTCAACAGCGCATCCACCTTCTGCGTCTCGGTGCTCATGCCTGTGATTCCTCTAGTTCGCGTTCCAGACTCTTAACATCGGCTTCCAAGCTGGAAACCTGCGCTTCAAGCTCTTTTACTTGGGCGCGCAACTCGTCGCGCTCGCCTTCTGCGTCGTTCTTGTCAGAGACGCAAGCACGCAGGGCGTCCCGCAGCTTCTCGGTGCCGACGACCTTTACTTTGGCGAGCAATGAATCCATCAGCCATGCAAGATGGATGTGATCGTCCTCGGACACGATGTCTTTTAATGAATCCAGCGTTTCATAAAAAGCCCCATCCACGTCCGGGCACGTTTCACGGCAGTAGCCGAACACTTCGCGGTCTTGGTGGCGGCTCATGCCTGCGTCTCCGTAACCTTCTCCAAGGCATCGGCCTCAGCCACCAGCGCCGCCGCCAATGCACGCGCCTGCTCGGGCTTCATGGGAAAGACAAAGCCCAGGCCGTCAGCATGCTGGGTGAGGTACACCAAGTCGCCTAGGGTCGGATCCTGCTTGCCGTACACCGTCACGGCATGACGATCCGTGAAGCTTTGAATGGTGGTCATCTTCATGCCAGCTCCCCCGACGCCAACTGGTTCGCGATGGCGTCCAGCTCATCCATGTGGCGCGCGGCGAGAATCTCGTAGGCGCGCTGGTTCTGATCGTCGGTCAGGTAGCCCGTGCGGTCGAAGTACACGTCGCGGGGGTCCAGGCCCTTGGGGTGCACCGTGGCTTCCAGGCGATCCACGCGGATGGTGCAGCGCTTGGTCAGCGCTTCCACGTTGCTGTAGGCCGCGCCACCGAAGGCGCGGAGGGTGTCGTTGAAGATCGGGTGATGGCTCATGGCTTAGCCTCCCAGTGCGTTGTTGAGCGCTGCCACGTAGGCAACGATCCATGCAATCGGAGTCACGATAAGGGCAGCGGCGATTGCCAAGTCCTTGATGAGGTCAAAGTCGATGCGCTTCACGTTCATTACGGTGTCTCTGGCTGGGGTTGGTGGAAGCCATCATTGCTAAAAGAAATATAGAAGTCAATAGGGATTGCAAAATAATTTTAGCAGTGTATATTGCCCATCAACCCATAGGAGGCCCGTAAAGTGACCGATCAGATCGACTGGAAAAGCGTTATCGAAGACTTGGCAAAGACCATGCCAATCGTCCGCATCGCCACCGAATTGAAGGTGTCGGCCCAGTCTCTCCATGACCTGAAGTCGGGGAAAGTTGCGAATCCGCGTGCCAGCACCGGGTTTGCGCTGATCCGTTTGCAGGCCCGAGAGAACGCCAGGATCGCGCGCGAAGATGAGGAGATCGCAAAGGCGTCCCGCCAATGATCAACGAGACATGTGTTAGCTGCGGGAAGGTTCGCGCTCTAAAGCGGGCATCTCTGTACGGTTGGTGCCGATCCTGCGCTAAAGCAGGCTGGCGTGAGTATTACGCCCAGCGCCGACGCAAAGAAAAGCAGCGCGTGCAGTCGGAACGGTTCAAGAAGAACCTGCGCTCGCATATCCGTTCTGCGTGGACGTACCACGCCGTTTCACAGGTGAGTGCGGCCGTAAGAGATAACCGTCTGCCGAGACTATCTGAGGTGTATATCGCATGCGTTGATTGCGGCAAGCGCGCAACCGATTGGGAGCATCGCGATTACACAAAGCCGTTGGACGTAGCGCCTTGCTGCCGCTCATGCAACTCAAAGAGAGGCAACGCCTATTTCCCATGGCATTACCCCGTTACCGAGCGTTCCATGAAGTCTATCCGCAGGCATTTGGATGCCCAAAGGCGAGAAGAAATGAAAAACAACGCGAGGAATCAAGCATGACGCGCTTAATCCTAGACCTGCGCCACCCTTCTCCCGACCTCCCGCCGCTCGACTTCCAGCTCAGCGACACGGACCAGGCCATCGCGCGGCAGATTCGCGCTTCGCTCGATCAGCAGCGCCAAGGAGATGACCATGTGGTCAACGATTGATTCCGCGCCGAAAGGGGATGGAACGCCCTTTGTGGATGGTCCGGCGATCCTTGGCTGGAATGGCCATGAGATGACGACGGTGCAATGGTTTGAGGCCCCGCATGGGACCGGCCATTGGTCGCTCGTATGTCCCGGCAGTTACGCCGAAGATTCCGAATGGGAGCCAACCCACTGGATGCCCCTACCCGAGCCGCCCACCAACGAGAACGACCAGACCACACAGGGGTGATGTATGCCGATTGATCAAGTGAGCCAGCCGGACATGCTCAACCGGCTGGCCGTGGGGCGCTTGGCTAGAGAGTTGTTCACCAGTTACCTCGAACAGGGCAAGCACGAGCGCGCGATGGGCTTGGTGCAGTTTTGCGACAAGCTAGGGGTGACGATCCCGGACGCCGGGCCGATGCTCAAGCTGGTGCGCCAGGGACGGTACTGATATGGCTATCGACAGGTACTCTTTGACGTCGCGCCAGGTCATGTTAGGCAATCCTGTTCTCGTAAAACCGCTGAGCCGCCTTCGCCGCCAACGCTTCCGACGGGTACGTGTGCGGGGTTCGAAATACCGTCTTGCCCTCGTTGTTGACGACCAGACCGCGCCAGGCGGTGCCGTCTTTTTGTGAGGTGTAGGTCATGTCAGTACGCCTCGGCCTTTGCCTCTGTCGCCTTCTTCACGGCGAATCCTAGCCGGATGCCGTAGCTTCATCCGGCGATGTCGGCGGCCAGTTCGCACGAGAACAACACATGTCCCGTGAGGCGATGCTTGATCTCAAAAATCATGGTTTTCCCCTCAGTGTTTGATAAGTACAGCCAGCGCAATAAGCCCCCATAACAGCCATCCCGCGGTTCCTAGCGTGTACAGCAGCAGGTACGCCAGGATGCTGCCCCATGCGTGTCGAACCGGCTCAGACGAGGGGCGGTAGCCTTCGGAGAGTTTCATCTCACAAATCCTTGATGTTGGCTTTTACAAGCGCCTCAAACAGCGCCGATGGTTTCACGATGTTTCCCGCCAAGCGCAGGAATGCTGCCCTAATCACCAGCGTCGCCTGATTCTTCCGCCACTGACGTTCCGCCACGCGTTCGTCTTCGGCTTCCTGGCTGAGCTGGGGCATGTCAGCGTCCTCTTCAGTATTCCGGCAATGACTTAATGGCTTCCACGGCTTTCAACAATCCTTCGCCGAAATGGCGAGCCGATTCGACCGATAGATGCATTGTTGTCTGTGCAGATCCAAAGCCCACGCTGACCATTACCGACGGGTACGTGTACTCCCGGTCATGTGCGTAAACTTTCAGATCGAAGCTTCCCAGCATTGGGCTCGCCCCGGCGTTCTTTATTTCTTCACGGTAGATGATGCTCATGCCCACACCCTCACTTCATACATTTTCTGGTTAAGTGTCATGACCAGCGCGCGGTAGCCACAGCCCCGCATGCTGATGGCGTACTGCTCGGCTTCGGTTTTCGAGGTGAATTCCATGTAGCGCATGGCTCAGACTCCCATCATCAAGCGGACCCGCGCCCACAGCGCCTTGCAGCGGTGACGCAGCGAATGACGGTTGTAGCGCACCGCCGGACGATCAGCGAGCGTCGTCGCCAAGTTCGGGCTGTGGAACGGGTGACGGTTGCGTAGGTCTTGGCGGGTCATCTCTTATCTCCATGGCCATGACGGCGTGGGTTGCATGGATCGGCTAGCGGCCTTGCGCCGCTGCCTCCATGGATTCCACTATATACCGGTTTGCACCCGATGCAACACCCATTATGCAACGATAGGGTTTAGTAATGCACCGTCTATCGGTTGGATTGCACCCCATGCACCGATTCTATCCGAAATCGCTTTAGCCAGCCTTGTGGCATCGCTGAGCTGTCTACGGACCGCTCGCCGAGATGCCATCATCAGGCGCCTATCGACCGTCTCAGACCCACTGATCCACCATACGCTTCGGAGGGTAGGTGTCCCATTGAAACCCCAAAAGTCACACTGGAACATTGAAAATCGATTTAGCTTGCCTCGAAACTGAACAGATGCCTAATTTTACTTGCCATGACAGGTATTGACCCCCTTAATCTTTTGCTAACATTTTTTTTAAGCGTCCATTCAGGTTTCGATATCGCTAATTCGATTTTCAATGTTCCACTGTTCCAGTGGGACACTTCAATGTGGCAGGCTCAAACCCTTGGCACCGCTCAAAAACGACTAGGTGTCACACTGGAACATTGAACGAGCTCACTTTCATTGGTGGATGAGTTTACAGATTTTTTTTATGTTACAAATTAAACGGTAATTTAATGATTGAGGCCAAAAAAATATCCGTGGCGAATTTCTATAGGGTTAAAACCCCTCTCCCGGACAGCTATGACCTTTCAAATTGTCTAAAACTCTCGTGTAATCATGCCCTTAGGGTGTCCCATTGAAACCATCACATTAACTTAGGGCCAGTGTTCCAGTGTTCCATGCCGCAGCAATAGTTCATCAGTGGAGTATTCTCCCCTCCCCGCTCGCTCTCCCCGATTGCCCCAAAAGAGTGCACGCACCAAAATGGTGCAAACTTGAGATGGGCGACCGCCAGGCGGCCTCGATTTCGCGTAATTAGACGTTATGTCAAATTGCACTCGCCGGTTCAGTTAACGAAATTTCAACATCCGAGCGAGATGTTGCGAAGCTGCTTTGGGGTTTTAGAACTGGCGCGAAGGGGGCGCCTCACATCCCCCCCAAAAAATGAAATAGCGACGGTGCATGAGTTGTTGCCGAGGTGCGGTGGATGCAGTACGATGCACTCAAGTGAGTACAGTTATCGTCGGTCGAATAGGAGAGTCATCGTGGAGTTCAGAAAGGATACAGGTCCGGTGCCGTTGCCGATCAGTCGGAACATGAAGTCGGCGCAGTTGATCGAGGCCGTTGATGCCTTGGACGTCGGGGATTCGGGCGTGGTGGAGGCGAAGCTGGAGACGGTGAAGTCGCTGCTGGCGAGGTACCGGAAGGCACGGGTATCGGAGCTGGGGGCGGGGTATTACAAGCGCTATATCGTGCGCGAGGTAAAGGTCGGGGTGTGCCGGGTGTGGAGGGTTAAGTGATGGGCACTGATGCGAGCTGGCTAGCCTGGCAGTCCCAGGCGGTAAGCTGGTCCGATCCGTGGTTTGGGTTGTGGGCAGAGCTACCGTCCGATGGTGGTGACGTGGACGGCGGACGGTGGCTGTGCGGTAAGCTGGAGCTTATGAGAACGACAGGCGCTCACGCATGACATTCGACCCTGCAAGACTCGAGCGTTTTTGCTCTCGCCTGATGTCGCGTGCTGCCCACGGAGAGGCGTATGTTTGATCCTGCCAAGTTTGAGAGGTTTTGCAGCCGTCTGGTGATCGACACCAAGGAGCGGGGGCAGGTGCCGATGAAGTGGCTGGGAGGCCAGCGGTATGTGGTGGAGGAAATCGCCAAGGGCTTGAGCGAGGACATCCACACGTTCGTGATCCTGAAGGGGCGGCAGATGGGTATCAGTACCGTCTCGCTGGCGCTGGATCTGTACTGGCTGTTCGGCCATGCGGGTTTGCAGGGGGCGATGGTGACGGATAACGACGAGAACAAGACATTGTTCCGGTCGAACCTGTCGAGCTATCTGGAGCATTTGCCGCGGGGGGCGAAGGTTCCGGTGTTGGAGCACAACAGGACGCAGTTGGTGTTGAAGAACCGCAGTCGGTTGAGCTATCTGGTTGCCGGCACGCGCAGCAATGGCAACTTGGGTCGCGGCAAGGCGGTGAACTTCATGCACGCGTGCTGTGCGCCAGGAACACCGGTCGTCCTTGCCGATGGCAAGGTATTGCCGATTGAGCATGTACGCGTCGGCGATCGCGTCATCACCCACAATGGGAACATGGCGACGATCATTGATGCGGTGGGCCAGCCCAATACCAAGGGTGATCTGGTACGCATCACGCCGTGGCTAGGCAAGTCCGTCGACTACACGCGTGAGCACTGGATACCGACGCCGCGCGGCATGGTGGAGGCAGGTGACATTACGATGGACGATTGGCTTCTCATGCCGATTCGGAAGATAACCCATGAGGTGACGCATGTGACGTTGCCGACCACGCCTGAGCGGAAGCAGGGTGCGGGGTCGATTTCGGTGGGCTCGGGTGCCACCATTGAGTTGACCGAAGCCTTCGGCTTCGCGTGCGGGTATTACCTGTCCGAAGGTCACATCATGCTCCAGTCTGGTTCGGAGAGAGAGCCGATGGCCTCGGGACTGACGTATGCGCGTCATCGCGATGAGGTGGCGTATGCCAAACGGGCCATTGATGCCATCCGTCCGCACATCAGCAGTCATCGAACGCTTGATCGCGACGATAGCTTGACGACGGTGGAATACGTCTACGGTTCATCGTTGGCGTCGTGGATGCTAAGCACGTTCGGGCGTGTGATGGGCAAGCATGTGCCGGATGAGGTGTTCACGTGGGGCAAGGATTTTTGCCGGGGCTTGCTGGCGGGCATGTTGAGTGGTGATGGCAGCAAGTGTCCCAGCGTGGTCAACGGGAAGTATGCTGTGAACAAGATGGTTCTTCCGTCGATTCACAGCAGTCTGGCCATGCAGGCACGTGACTTGGCTGTGTCACTGGGCTATGGCTGGGGCTCGATGGCGTTTCAAGACGGACGTTACGTTCGAGGACGGCACGAGAAGCCACAATGGCGAGTGACGTGGCATGGAAAGGCCGCCAAGGCTCTACTGGCGTTGATTGGTGCGCCGGTGGTGGAGTCATCTCGAGAATGGTCTACGAAGTATCGGATCGTGGATAACCACGTGTGGATCAAGATTCGAAAGATCGAGAAGGGCATTCAGTCCGACGTAATATGGGATTTGTCCGTCGATCACGAGGATCACACCTTCCGGACGCCCTACATGGCGACGTCAAACACGGAATGTTCCTCATGGGGCGATGAGGAAGGCCTGGCGTCGCTGTATGCGACGTTGGCGCAGCAGAACCCGTACCGCATGTACCTGTTCGAGTCCACCGCTCGCGGGTACAACATGTTCTACGAGATGTGGAAGACGGCGAAGGAGTCGCGCACGCAGCGGGCGATTTTCGCAGGGTGGTGGCGAAATGAGGTATACGCGTGCCAGCCCGGAAGCGCGGAGTACAAGGCCTATTGGGATGGGGCACCGACGAGTGACGAGCGCGTCTGGATTGCCGAGGTGTTCCAGCGTTACAAGGTGAGCATCACGGATCGGCAGTTGGCCTGGTGGCGCTGGTACCAGACGGAGCAGTCGCGTGGCGATGAGACGCTGATGATGCAGGAATTCCCGCCGACGGAGGATTACGCGTTCCAGTTGTCGGGGAGTAAGTTCTTCAGCACCGAGCGCGTTAACCAGATGTACCAGCATGCGCGTCAGCAGGAGCCGGCGTTCTTCCGCTGGAAGTTCGGTCTGCATTTCGAAGACACGGCGTTCATGGCGACCAACGAGGATAACGCCGACGTCGCGATCTGGGAGATGCCGGACCCGCGCGGTGTGTACGTCATGGGTTGCGACCCGGCGTACGGCTCGAGCGAATGGGCTGATGAGTTTGTGATCTCGGTGTGGCGCTGCTACGCCGATAAGGTGGTGCAGGTCGCCGAGGTCGGCGTGACCGAATGGACGCCGATGCAGTATGCGTGGGTCATGGCGCATTTGGGCGGCATGTACAAGGGCGCGGTCGCGGTGCTCGAGATGCTGGGGCCGGGCGGCGCGGTCATGAACGAGCTGCACAACCTGCGGCGTATGGCGGGGATGCCGATGACGCAGGAGAAGCGGGATATTTACGACGCGGTGAACAACATCCGGGATTACTTCTATCGGCGCCAGGACTCGTTGACGGGTAACGTTGCCTTGCAGTGGCAGACCAACCAGCGCGAGAAGCAGCGCATCATGGAGACGATGCGTTCGTATTTCGAGCGCGATTCGGTGGTCATGAACTCGCCGTGGTGTGTGGAGCAGCTACGGAACATCCGGCGCAATGGCGACTCGATTGGTGGCGAGGGCCGAGCCAAGGATGACCGGGTGATCGCCGCGGCGATAGCGATCTGCTGTGGCTGGAACGACACGACGATGTTCGAGATGCAGGCGACGGGGCGGAGCTACGCGTTCGAGCACATGCCGCGCAAGGAAGGGGTGATCAAGACGCCGCTGGAACAGGGGGTGTCGAACTTCTTCCGGCGCAATGGGATCATCCTTCCGGGAACGACGGAGCATTGAGGCCATGCAAGTAGAGTGTCAGATAACCGATCCCGGCTTCGTGGTGCTGTCCAAGCACGCGCTGTACCAGCGTCTAAGGAGCATGGAGACGGCGCCGGGCAAGATCAGCAAGTCCGCCTTGATGAAGTTCTGCCGGGTGTTCCCGCCGACGTGTCCCGAGGCGATCAACAACGACGCGCAGTACCGGCTGAGCAAGGGGTTTTACTGGCTGGATCGGGAGCAAATCAAGGTACGCACGGACAGCAAGCGCGGGCAGTCGTTGTACCTGAGCCTGGCGGCCTACCGTTACTGTCCCCCCAAGAAAGATGTTACCGTTGCGCCAGCCGTCACGTTCGGCGCCGATGGCGTCAAGCTCGTGTGGAGGTAGGTATGCCGCTCGCTCCGGGAAAAAGTCGCAAGACCATCAGCAAGAACATTTCCGAAATGGTCCGTTCGGGCCATCCGCAGCGGCAGGCCATCGCCGCGGCGCTCAACAACGCCCGCAAGACGGGCCGTAAAACTCGCCGGGGGTACCGATAATGGCTGTCATCCACGACTACGAATGTGCCAAGCACGGGGTGTTCGAAGCCTCGCACCCGATTTGCCCGCATCTAGGCTGCGATAGCGTCAAGGTGAAGATGGTGTTCCTGAAAGCACCGGGCATGCTGAGCGGGAAGACCAAGCAGTTCGACAAGGGCGTGCGCGGTACGGCTGACCAGTATGGGCTCGACTACCTGCGCTCGACCAAGGAAGGCGAATCGTCCTACGGTGGCCATGCCGCGGGCGGGATGTTGTGGGGGCAGGCCGCCGCGGCGGCCTTCGGTGGCCTGGATGGTATGGTCAACGCCGCCTCGTCGGGCATTGCCGAATCCAACGCCATCGCGGCGAAGGTCGGTGGTGAGCGCGTGGCCAGTGGCATGCGCATGGCCGCGACGAAAACGGGCCTGACCCAGCAGGTCATCCCCAAGACAGTGGTCGAGTACAGCGACGGCAAGGGTAGGAAATGAAAATCCCCAAGGACCCGATGGAACGGCAGATGTTCTACGCCGACGTGCTGCGTCAGTGTACGGCATCGCGTGCCGACCGCTACCAGTTCAACGCGATGCTGAAGAACTACTACCTGTTCGGCACCAAGGACACGACGGGGTGTTACTACAACAAGATCGCCTCGACCATCGACACGATGTGGTCGTTCATGTATTCGAGCGACACGTCCAAATTCGCGATGCACTTGGGCACCGAGGCAACGTTTGGCGATCTGGCGAAGGTGCCGGCCATCACGGCGGAAGTGAACGACCAGTGGCGGGCGAGCAAGTCCAATCTGACGTTCGCACTCGGTGGCAAGTGGTCGCTGGTGTACGGCAGCATGATCTTCAAGAACCTGTGGCATCACGGCAAGGTGCGAACGTTCGTGGTCGAGCCGCATCAATTCGGCGTGCTCCGTGAGGACATCATGGAGTTGGACGATCAAGAAGCCTTCTCGCACTGCTACCAGATCACCCGAAGCCAGTTGTCGAACATGCTCGAAGGCAATCCGCGCCAGAAAGAGATCATCGCCGCGGCGGGCCAAGGCGCCAAAACCGGAGAAAACAAAGATGAAGGCAATGTAAACGACGGCCTTGGCCGGCTCATCCTGTCATCCGGCGTCGGGACTGGTATCGGTGGTGCGCAAGGGAACAGTCCCGTCGGTGGCGGTGGCACCATTGACGGCGGTATCGGCGCGGTGGCTGGTGGCATGTATAACTACGTGCCACGCGTCGAAGCCGAACTCATCGACATGTACGAGCTGTTCGTATGGAACGATGAGATTAACGACTATCAGGTCGTGACAATCGCCGAGCCGAACATCATCGTGTTCGACCGCAAGAATTTCTACATGGACGCGGCGCATCCGTTCGTCAGCCTGGTGCCCGAGCAGGAGACCTACGACTACTTCTGGGGCACCTCGTTTGCCGCGCGTCTCACGGGGCTGCAAGACTGGCGAGACGAGCGCATGATGCAGATCAAGGCGCTGCTCGAAAAACAGGTTGATCCACCGAAATACGCCACGGGCCTGACCGGCATTGCCGAGGAAAAGTTGCAGGCGCTCAACCGTGCCGGTGGCTTCATCTCCGCCAATGCACCGAACGCGCAGGTGACCACGCTGGCGCCCCAGATGCCGCCCAACGCCTTCTCGGAAATTGCCGAGATCGACTCGATGTTCGGCGATTCGGCGGGCATCAACCCGATTTTGCAGGGTCAGGGATCGTCCGGCGTGCGCTCGCATGGCCAAGCGGATCTCATGGCACGCCTGGGTTCCAGCCGCATCAAGCAAAAGGCGCTGGTTGCCGAGGATGCCGCCGCCCGTCTTGCCACGCTGATGCTGCGCAACGTACAGACCTATTCCAAGCAGCGGTTCTTCAGTGAAGAAAAGGGCCCGGATAAGCAACCGTTGACATTCATCGCTGAACAATTTACAAGTGACTACGAAGTTCGCGTAGACTCTCACAGTAGTTCGCCGGTGTTCGTGGAAGATTCTAAGCAACTGGCCGAAATACTCCTGAAGGCGAAGGCGATTGACCGCTCGACCTTCTTGGATATGATAGATCCGCCGAACAAACAGCTTTTGCAGGCCAAATTGCAGGAGATCGAAGCGAAAGAAGCGGAAAACGCGAAGATTCAGCTACAATTGGCGCAAGAAAAGGTCCAGGGTAAACCGCACAAATAGGCGACAACCCACGCCCGGCTGGGTGATATAAAGGAGAAGCCCAATGGCTCGTAAGCACAAGCGCGCGAAGCGTAAGTAAGCATTACGCTTCCCACCTCCTACCCCAGCCTCAACCGGAGAAAGACCATGGCACGTCATATGCGTCGTTCGCGTCGTAAGTAATCGGGTGACTCGATGAGCGTACCCGCCCAAGTCATGCAGCAAATGCTGGCAGCCCGTCAGGGCGGAGCGCCGTCACCTTCGCCGGGCGGGCAACCCCCTGGCGCCGCTGCTGGTCCGGCAGCAGCCCCCATGGCCGCACCGATGGCAACCCCGCAACCGCAGCACGGCCGTCAGGAAATGGGCAGCGTGCAGGTTCACATTGCCATGCAAGTGCTTGAGCGCGCCCTTCCCATGTTCGGCAGTCAGTCGAAGGAAGGTGCAGCGATCATCCGCGTGCTCTCTAGCCTGTCCAAGGACTTCGGTCATCGCGACACAGGCGATCTCGTTCCCGCTGAGATCATGTCGATGGTGCAAGGCATGTCCCAGCAAGGCGGCGGTACTCCGGTACAGCGCCAGTTGCTTCAACAGATGCAGGGCGGTAATAATCCGCCGAACGCTGCCGGCTCTAACCCCGGCGCCTAATGGAGAACTGTCATGGCAAATCGTTTTCTTGAACCCAGTGAGACGGGCTTGCGCAAGCCGACTGATCCGAACCAGACCAATGGTCAGTTCATCAATCAGCCGCGCTACGCCGATTTTGGTGGTTTGAGCGGTCCGCGCAAGGTGGCCAAGCGCAATCCGTTCCAGATCGTGAAGCCGGGCGGCCGGCGTTAATTTAGGACCGGGGGACACTCATGCCGAACTCACTCGAAGACCTCACCGTCGATCAGCTCCTACAGGTAGCCAACCGGGCCGTGCGCTCGGAACAGGCACTTGAGGCCCTGCTCGCCAATCCTGGCACGCGCGAGCAGCAGTTGCGCTTGCTGAAGAAACAGAATCCGTCGTTGTCGATCCCCGAGATCGACGCACGAGACAGCGTGATGACCGAAGTGTCCGACACGCAGAAGCAGCTTGCCGAAATGCGGGCCCAGCTTCAGGAACGCGACATCCGCGACCGCATCACCAAGGATCGCGAGAGCATCAAGTCGAAATACAACTTCTCGGAGAGCGATCTTCTGGAAGTCGAAAAGCTGATGATTGACGAGCACGCCCCGATTTCCTCGTACGCCGCGGCAGCGATGGTTTACGATGCCCAGCGACAGTCGGCGGTTCCTACGTCATCGGCCCTTAGCGCCCCTGTTTGGGATCTGCCGGACCAGAATATCTGGTCGAAAGGCGTCGGAAACCGCGCCCAGCTAGACAAGATCGGTATGGAGCAGGCTTATCAAGCTCTGGCCGAAGTGAAGTCCGGCAAGGTTGCAGGTACTTAATTAACCTAGAGTAAGGAGAGCAGCCGTGCCGATTTTGGGAACTGGCGTTGTGCCGAGTGGCGGTTTGGGGCAAGAGCTTCAGTACGTGGTGCGCCGAGCATTCGTACCGAAGATGGTTGTCCAAATCTACAACATGTCGCCCTTGACGGCGGCCCTCCTGGCGAACAGCCAGCCCGCGACTGGCGGTGTGTCCTCCGTAACCATCCCCGCGCAGGGTTCGAGCTTCGTGAACCTGCAATGGGTCGGCTATGACGGCTCCTTCGCGCAGCCGCAGATTCAGCCGGGCACCACGAACCTTGAGTTCAACCTCAAGGGCGCGGTGATTCCGATCCCGTATCTGGGCTTCGAAGGCATGATTCAGCAGGATCACGAGATCGTAAACTTGCTGGCGGCCCGCTTCAACGATGCCAGCAACGTCTACTGCGATGGCCTGGGCACGGCCCTGTACGGCAATAGCGCCAACCAGCAGCAGATCATCGGCCTGCCGGGCGCCATTGATGATGGAACCAACTCAGTCAACTACGGCAACCAGAGCCGCACGGTCAATCCGTGGCTGAAGGCCAAGCGCTACAACGCTGGCGGTGTCAACCCGACCCGCGCGTTGGTCATGCAGTACATCACCGGTACGGTCAAGAACTGCGGCGAGACGCCGACCTTCGGTGTCATGGGCCCGGCTACGTGGCAGACGCTTGCCAATGACTTCCTCGGTCTGGAGCGCTTCAATCAGAATGGCAATGGCGAGGCCTACGGCAGCGGCGAGTACGGAGGTCGCTCGGCCTTCAAGGCCATCGAAGTGGCTGGCGTGCCGATCTACCTCGACCCGTACTGCCCGGAAGGTACAATGTATCTTCTCAACACCGGCTACATGGCGTTCTACATTCACGAGCGCGCGGCCTTCAGCTTCACCGGCTTCCAGAGCACCCTGCCGAACTTCCAGTTGGGTTCGATTGGTGCCGTGGTGTCGCTGCTCGAGCTGGTCAACAGCAAGCCCAAGACCTCGACGGTCGTCACCAACTTTACGTTCATCTCGATCTGACCTAGGAGATAGCAGCCATGCCTTTCAACAAGCTAGGCACCACTCAGGCGCTACTTCCGCCTCTTCCGGTCGCCTTGAACTCGGGTGAAACGTTCAACGTGCCGTCGCAGAATGGCTACCTTGGGCAGTTCAGCTCGTACTCGCCGATCCAGACCGGCAGCACCATGACCGGCCAGTACATCGTGTCGCTTGGCGCGGTGTGCGAATTGCAGATCAAGAACTCGTCCAGCCAGCAGTGGAACAAGGTGACCAACGCCCTGTCCACGTCGGCGGATGCGTTCTGCATGAGTTCGGATGGCACCAACTACCGCGTCGCCAACACCACGGACGTTCCGACGGGTGGCACCATCACCAACGCCGGTTCCGGCCTGACCAATGGTTACAACACGGTCGCCGTGACGCCCAGCGTCGGCGGTTCCACGTGGAACACCATCGTCGGTGGCGCGATCAACACCACCATCACGATCACCACGGCTGGCACGGGCTATGTGGCCCCTCCGATTCTGGTGTTCGTGCCGCCGCAGAATCAGGGTTCCACGCCCTACGTCCTGCCGACGGCCTACTGCACCATCTCAGGTGGCGCGATCAACGCGGTGACGGTCCTGAGCGCCGGTGCGGGCCTTGTGTCGGCTCCGACCATTCAGGTCATTCCGCAGTCGTTCGACACCACGGGTGGCGGCGGTGTGCTGACGGTCAACGCCACGCTCGCCGGTTCCGGTACGCTGACGGCAATCTCGGTCAACACCTACGGCACGGCGGTCGGTGGCGCTGCGCCGACGCTGACGTTCGTTCCGGCCTCGACCATCGCGGTCACGGCGCTGACGAACACCACGACATCAACCCCTGATACAGTCACCTTCTGGCCGATTTAATCGGGTGAGTCCTTGTTGGCCCTCGAAAGGGGGCCTATTTTTCTACTCTGAGGTCACGGATATGAGTAACGAACTGATTGAAGTGGTGGACCGCATTGTTTCGGCGGTCGCACAGGAATTTGATAAGGACGCGTCTGTTCTCGTGCAGTTCGCTGCCGGTGAATGGCACGCGTTGAAATCCGCGCTGGAAGGCGCAAAGTCTATCGTCGCTTCTGGCTCAACCCCTGCGGAAGCGGATGTGCTTCCCCCGGCGTCAGCCGCCCCGTCCTCGGAGCCAGAAGCGGCGGCCCCTTCGGAACCGGTCTCGCCGGCTCCCGACAGTTACCTCCCGCCTAGCCTGGGGGCGTAACCATGATCTTCGTCACGAACAAAAACGAGTTCGATCACATCGACCGTTACAACGGGCAGGATTATGTCTTTCCGGTGGGCGAAGCCGTGCCTCTCGATGAGGCTGCGGCGCATCACATGCTTGGGTATGGCACGGGCGACAAGACTGAAACGCTGGTTCGTCTGGGCTGGGCCACCAAATTCGATGAAGCCTCCAAGCGAACGATTCCTGACCCGGACGGCGTGGAAAAGCTCAAGAAGTTCATCTTCAGTCGCGGCGAGTTTCGCAAGTCGGACCACGAAGCCGAACCCGCCCCCGAACAGAGCGCGCTGATCGAAGATTCGCCCATCTAATCCCGCTGACAAGGAGCTTCCGTGACTCTACTTTCGACTTATGAGACACAGGTGGCGGATCTCCTTCACGATCCGAACCACGTTCAGTGGTCGGTGTTTCAGTTGGACAATTACATCAACGAGGCACGCCGGCAAACCGTCATGGATACCGGCTGTCTCCGTTCGCTTCAAGAAAGCTTCTGCACGATCAACGTGGAGCAGTACACGTTTGGCCAAGTGACGGGCGCGAACATCCTCAATGCGGGATCGGGATACACAGCGCCTACCGTCTCGTTCACTGGCGGTGGTGGGGGTAGTGGTGTAGCCGCTACGTTGGAGGTGACCAATGGAGCCGTGACCTCCATTACGTTCACGTCCTTCGGCAGCGGCTACACCAGTGCGCCTACGGCAGTCATCACGGACTCGACGGGCATCAATGCGTCGATCCAAGTAGGCATCATCAATGTCTACACCTATGACGTGCTTAACATCAACATCGTGTGGGGCGCCTACCGCTACCCGTTACAGTGGCGCAGTTGGTCCAACTTCAGTGCCCAGCTACGCGGCTACACGACGCTGCAACGACAGCCAGTCATGTGGTCCACTTACGGCGATGCCAGCCTGTTCCTTGGGCCCTTGCCAGACCAGACCTACCCGATGGAGATCGACTCGATCATCCTGCCGACGCCGATGACGGATTACGTCACCAACGATCCAATTCCGGCGATGTCGCAAGACCCGATAAAGTTCTACGCGGCATATCTGGCCAAGTTCTACGATCAGAGCTATGGCGAGGCACAGACGTTTCTCGATCAGTATCAGCGCCGCGTCCGCGAAGTGACCGCCGCTTACACCCGGCGCATCCCTGACATCTATCAGAACATCGTCAACACCAAGGGCTAAGGCATGGCAGAGTCATTGCGAGCCGACCCCAAGGTCAAAAACGATGGCGAAAAGACCACGGCAACGCTGGTCTTTCGTGAGTTTGCGGGAATCAATACGCAGTCGCCACGCGAGTCCATTGCGGATGAGCAATTTGCATGGCTGGAAAATGCCATGCCCATTGGTTCGGGAAACCTTCCGGTCCTGTATCAGCGTGGATCTCCCGTTGGGACATTCGATACGGGCATCACGGCGCCACCTATTTATCTAGGCCAGGTAAGCTACAGCGGCAATGATTATCTCGTTGCGCTGTTCGCTGGGCACGGTCTTTATGAGATGAATCTGGTGACGGGTGTCGTCACTAAAATCGCCAATAACGGCGTTTTTACCGCGCAGATGCAGGTCACGCAGTGGGATAACCAAGGCATCTTGATCGTTGACCCATCGGCTGGCTACTACGACTGGAATGTCACTGCCGCCAACACCCTTACGCAGATCACGGGAGGCTCGATTGGCACGGTAGGTTCCATCTCGATTACGGCGCCTGGGGCCAATTACACCTCGCCGCCGGCGGTTGCCTTGACAGGTGGCGGTGGCAGTGGCGCTACGGCCTATGCCACGCTAGGCGGAAACTCTGCCAATGTGGTTTTTGGCGGCGGCGGTGCCTACGACAGCGAAACGCATAAGGTCGTCGGCTTTCAGTACACAGTGGGGCAGATCATCACGCTGGTCGGCGGGTCGTGGACGAATCCTCTGACGGCTCAAGTCACTGGCATTTCATCGAACGACCAAGATAGCGGCATCATCACGAGCATCGTTCTTCAGAACGCTGGCGCCTATTCCTCGATCCCCACGGGAAACATCCCGGTATCGCCTGGCAATGCCCAACTCACGGTGAACTGGCTGGTCAGCGGC